CAACTATAGATATAGATATTGACGGCAACGATAATGCTGTGAATCTTACTATGGAAGGCACCGACAATGAGTTGGATATTACACAAGAGGGAAACAACAATACAGTCAGTTGGATTTCCTATTGGGGATCAGGTAAAGCTTGGGGTGGTGACTTGGATGGTAACAATAATAACATAAAAATTCAACAACACAACACCACAGGCACAGATGCTAACAGGGTGGGGTTTCACATACAGAGTAATGACAACACTGTTCATGTGGGTCAGGGTTGTTCATTCGACAACAGTTCAGACACAACTTGTGAAAGTAGTTCTACTGTCGAATATGGTGGGCATACTACCAATTTAGACTTACATTCTGGTGGTAATAATATCAAGGTAAGTCAAGAGACAGGCACAGGAAACGCAGACCATTATGCACAGATTTATACCTATGGTGGAGAGAATAACAACACGTTTATTAAACAGAAGGGTAATAGTAATAAGACCCTAAATATGACTATAAGAACTGATGGTGGTTCACAGGATATTTTACAGAAAGATGATGGCGCACACACTGCTACTATAGATTTGACAGGAAGTTATCACACAGACTTATCAATGATACAACGGGGAAGCACAGACCAATCGTATTCTCTTACGCAGAATTGTGTTACAGTAGGAGGATGCAGTGTCTCAGTGACGCAAGGAAATTAAATATGAAAAAATGGATTGTATCATTATCGGTGATTTTAGTATTATGTGGAATACGTTTCACTGACCCGTGGTTTCTAGATATGGTTCGACTGAAGGCTATGGATCAACACCAACGCAATCAAACCACACAGATTCTTGATACCACAGTTACCATAGAGATTAACAATGAGACAATCAGGCAACGTGGGCAATGGCCTTGGGATAGAGAGACTCTTGGTAATGAGATTATCAAACTCTATCAGGCAGGTGCTAGTCTTGTCGTTGTTCCCATTCTATTTGCAGACCCAGACCGTGGTGGCAAGGATGCGTTCTTTGCTGACATGCTCAAACAAACCCCCACCATCATAGGACAGATTCCTACAAATGATCGCAGTGCTTCTGGTGTGGTGCGTGGTGTTGCCTCTGTAGGAGCAGATTGGAAACCTTGGGTGTATCAATACTCAGGTGCAGTTGGTCCTATTCCAGAGTTTGCAAATAGCGCAAATGCTGTCGGTATGATGATTGTCGCTCCAGAAGCAGATGGTGTCGTTAGACGTATGCCTCTGGTAGTATCAGTTGACGGTGTGTTGTATCCTTCAATAAGTATGGAAGTCCTACGCATGGCTGCTGGCGATATATCGTTCCAGATGAAAACTGGCCAGGGTGGTGTAGAGAAGTTACGCATACCAAAGTATAAGATGATTGACACAGATGCTAATGGTAATATCTGGTTAGATTTTCAATGGAAGACTAAGACCTATCCCCTACATAAGAAGTTGCCAGACCTAACAGGTAAAATTGTTATACTGAGTATGACAGCAAGTGGTCTGGGTAGTCCTGTTGCAACCCCTGTGGGCGTCATACAGTCGCATGACCTGATTGCTGCATCACTTGCTACTATGATGACAGGACGTAACCTCACCCGTCCATTTTGGACTGATCTTGCAGAATTAGCGGTCAGTGGTGTCGGTGCCTTAATCCTAACAATTGTCGTTCTAACACTTACATGGTGGTTTGGAGCAGTGTTGTTGCCATTGTTCCTTGTTGGTTCGTTCTACGGTTCATCCTACCTGTTCACTGAATATAGCTATCTGGTGGATTGGTCATACCCTGTTCTCACCATGTTTGTGGTTTGGGCTATCTCAGCATTTCTGCGGTTTATGGAAGAATTCAGATTACGACAGCAGATTAAGAAGCAGTTTGAATATTACCTTGATCCACGACAGGTAGCCATTCTACAGAAAGACCCAAGTAAATTGAGACTTGGTGGTGAACGCAGAGAGATGAGTTTCCTATTCATGGACATCGTAGGGTTCACACCTATCTCTGAACACTACAAGAACAACGATGACCCAGAGGGATTAGTTGAATGCATCAATGACTACCTTAATCGCATGACCAATATTGTGCTTAAAAATGGTGGAACGGTGGATAAGTATATGGGTGACTGCATCATGGCTTTCTGGAATGCACCATTGGATTGCGAGAACCATGCAGAGATGGCAGTTCGAACATCTATGGAATGTGCGATAGAGACAGAGGCACTGAAGCAGTCTTTCAAGGATAAGGGACTACCAGAAATTAACATAGGAAGTGGAGTGAATACTGGAACTTGCATCGTAGGTAATATGGGAAGCGATACTAGATTTGATTATTCTGTTATCGGAGATGCGGTCAACCTTGCAGCTAGACTAGAAGCTGCAACTCGTAACTACCAGAAAGATATCGGTGGTATAGTCAACACGATATTTTCCTCTTACACGATGGAACAGTTACCAGATGATTTGAAAGGTGTAGAGTTAGATAAAATTAAGGTCAAGGGTAAAGAGGAGCTGGTGACCATATATAAACCATTCGAACCGAATACTTTTGCGTCTGGCGCAGAATATTAAAAAAAAGTGAAATATATGCGTTTTATGGGTTGACAATCTCTTGACAGTGTGTTATTATCTGCTTGTAGGATGATTGATAGGATATAAATAGTTATAATGGAAACTTACATACATACAATTATTGCGACAGGATGTTTGGCTGGAGCATATTATATCGGAAAATATGTTTCTGGTAAGAATGTTGTTAACAATATTGTTTCATCTATGTTGGAAACTCTAGAGAGGGATGGTTTTATTGCCACCGAGCTCGATAAGGATGGAGAAAAGGAACTTATCCCTGTATCAACAATGATTGCAAGTGCATTGAAAGAAGTGAAGAAGGTAAAGAAGGCATGAACAACGCCAATCAGAACAACGTGCTTATCAGTGTGCTAGATATCGAAAATGCTAAAAAACACCTTGACAAACCTTAAAAACTAGTATATAGTTATAATTATGAACGGTATGCACTTATTGCCTGTGTATTATTCGACAACGAATACTCACAAGCGCAAACAGAACAAAAAGTCTGCCTCTCTTCTAGAGGCGGAGCGTCAACACGCAAAGTTTCTCAAGAAGATGGGTATTGGTACTCGTAGTTTAGTTGTATCAGAGAAACGGTTTTGTAAACCGTTGATTACAGGTTCAAGGCCTGTCGATATCACCAATAAACCTACTTATAATACAAGTATGGCAAAGAAGGAACCTAGTGTTTATACCGGCACAGAGATTATCGGTATTGCACAGATGCATAAATCTAATGCTGTTCCTGTTCGTGGTAAAAAACAGGCTGAAGAAATTTCTCGTATGAGGCGTGGATGAACACTGTAATCTTCAACGAAACCTTTAAACTTGCTCAGTCAGTAGAACCTGTTCGTGGTGCAAGAATTGCTGCCTCTGTGGTTCGCAAAGGTAAAATTGTATCTTACGGATACAATCACAAAAAGTCGCATCCCTTTCAAGCTAAGTTCTGTAAGAACAATCACGCAGTGTTTTTTCATGCAGAGATTCACGCAATAAAGAACGCATTGCAGATTATCGATGTGGATGATTTGTTGAAGTGCGAACTATATATTGTAAGGGCTAAGAGAGATAGAGATAACAAGAAGTGGATTACTGGTTTATCAAAACCATGTAGTGGGTGCCAAAAGTGCATTGACTCTTTTGGGTTAAAAGATATATATTATTCTAAGGAAAAGGAAATTCAAAATGAAGCATTTTAAGAGTGATAGAGGCGCAGTTATGGTGCGTAATAACAATGTTGATAAGGCTATGAGGATTATGAAAAAGAAACTCACTGATGAAGGTGTGTTCAATGAACTAAGGGAACGAGAGTTCTATGTGTCAAGGGGTGAGAAGAAACGCCATAACCAAGCTGCAGCCAAACGGCGTAATAGTCGTAATCTTGAAAAACGGTTGATTGAACAAGGATACTAGAAAATGAAGTTGAAGGAACATGAAAATCCTTCTAAGACCTCAACCCCTCTTAAAGCAGACCATCCTATGAGTTGGTATCTAAAGTGGGCTTCATCGATGACACTTATCTTAGCTATGATTGTCACAACCAATAACCTGTATCCCTACAATATGTTTTTACAGTTTATTGGTTGTCTAGGTTGGTTGATAGTTGCAATCATCTGGAACGATAGATCGTTAATTGTTGTGAATGCGGTTGCCTGTGCAATCTTTCTCAACGGAATCTTTCAGTTTTTTCTAAAGGTATAATACAATGGCAAGAAAGAAAATCACTGCTACTACAGACAATAGTGAGTGGAAAGCACCTAAGAAACGCAAACCTCGCAAACCTATGTCTGATGAGCAAAAGGCTGCTGCATCAGAACGTCTTGCTAAGGCAAGGGCAGCAAAAATAGAAAAGAACCCTAATTATGGTCAGGGAAACATTCACGAGAGTCTTCGTCATCTACCAGCTGAACATCAACTGAATCCTACTAAGGTCAAGCAATGGATCAATGTACAACAGGAATATGCTAAGTCTGAACGCTTTGCGGTTAGACAGAATGTAAAGGGTGCTATTGCAAGACTAGCTAGTCACGAAGGTTATATTCGTAATATGTTAGCATATCTTCGTCATGGTAGTTGGATTGATATGTTCTATGGTGAACAACAACAAAACATAATACGCAATAGATGTATTGCCGTTGGACATTACTGGTATGGTCCTAAGAAGGATCAACCAAAAAGAGATGTAGGTACTTTCTATAATGATATTGGATGTACCTACACAGAAGAAATGTTTGAAGAGGAAAGAGGATATGAACGACCAAGAGAAGACGCCGCCGGAGAACGTGATAAAGGGTCCGTGGCCCGTAAAAAGCGGAAGGGAAGTAAAGCTTCCTGATGAGGATATCATTGCTGTTCAACAGGATATACAGTTTGCTGGAGAGCTCTCTCAAAGTTTGATTGTGCAGATGATACATACGATGAGTGAGAACGGTATCAACATTTCTGAAAATACTTTTATTCGTGATGTGGCAATGATTATTGAGTTGGTGCAGGGCACTATTTACAGAGATATGAATCTGGCTCATCCCACACATAAGTTCATGGAAGAGTTTGTTGACCTTATTGTTAAACCAGATAATACTGTAGAGACAGAAGTTGATTTTAACACTATTACTAATCTAGTAGATTTATTAGAGGATGATAAAGATGACGACGAACCAGAAATTTCATGAACCATTTAGTCCAACAATTCTAGAGACTGAAGTGACAGAGCGATTTGTAAAAATCGTTAACGATGTATCTGATGATGTTCTTTCCAGTGAAGAGAAAAGTAAAAAGTGGGATTGGTCAGGCAAGCTTGTTGGTAAGGTGAGTAAAGAAGTTCTAATTCCTCTTACTAGTGAAGAAGACAAGGAATATCTGCTTAAAATTGTAAAACAGGGTTGTCTTGATTATCTTAATTATATGCTTCAGAAAGGTAGAAAGAATCCTTGGACTAGAATGGATTTTGCAAACTGGAATATAAAACCTACATTAGATAATATTCATCTAGATCACAGTTGGGTAGTTAGTCAGTATGCCGGTGACTTCAATCCCTTTCACCACCACAACGGAGACTTCTCTGGTGGTATCTATCTCAAGGTTCCAGTTGGAATGAATGATGAGTTGGAAGAAGATTCCAAGGACCACTATCCGGCAAAGGGTTTGATTGAATTTGCATATGGCGAAACACAGGTATTTAGGTGTGACAATGTAAAATTCAAACCAGAGGTTGGTAAGTTTCTAGTATTTCCATCTTGGCTGAAACATCTTGTGTATCCATTCTCTGTAGAGGGTGAACGGCGCATGATGGCCTTCAATGCGACAGTTATAAATAAATAAAACAAGGAACAAATTATATATGATTGATATGAACCAACAAGGATTGTATAAAATTATTATAGGACTACTAGTAATAGAAATAACACTTCATATTATAGAGGTGTGTATAGATGTATGGCCACTACTATAAAGGGTATTGACTTATTACGAATAGTATGGTAATATTATGGTATAAATGATGAAGGAATAAGATTTTGATATTAGTTGATATGAACCAAATTTCAGTTGCATCCGTAATGATGCATCTGCATATGACAAAGCAAACTAAACCCGATGAGGATATGGTTCGCCATATGATTCTCAATTCCCTACGCATGTACCGTATGAGATTTTGCGATGAGTATGGTGAGTTGGTTTTATGTTATGATTCCAAGCATTACTGGCGGCGGGATTATTACCCTGAGTACAAACACAATCGCAAGAAGGGTAGAGAATCCTCTGCTAACGATTGGGATGCTATCTTTAAGGTTCTAAATGCGGTCAAGTCAGAGCTGAAAGAGTTCTTCCCCTACAAACATCTAGAGGTCTATGGTGCAGAGGCAGATGATATTATCGCTGCACTATGCGGTGAGTTGGAGTTTGATAATGGTAAGACACTGATTCTGTCGGGTGACAAAGACTTCATCCAGCTACAGAAATATCGCAACGTGACGCAGTACAGCCCAATCACCAAGAAGTTTGTGAACGGCCTTGACCCAGATACATATCTCAATGAGCATGTTCTCAAAGGGGATAGTAGTGATGGTGTACCTAATGTCCTATCCCCAGATAATACTTTTGTTGATGGCCTTCGTCAGAATCCTCTAAGTAAAAAGAAAATTTCTATGATGGTTGAGGGTAATTTTCCGAATGATGAGGTTAAGAGAAATTATCAGAGGAACAAGAAACTGATTGATTTGAAGGAATCGCCACCTGAGTTGTTTGTAGAAATCCTCAAAGGATATGCCGATGCTCTAGAAGGTGACCGTAGCAAACTACTAAATTACTTTACACAGAAGAGGCTACGCAGTCTCGTAGAATCCATAGGAGAATTTTGATGGCAATAGATACATACACATTAGGTTTCGCTGAGATTTTGGACAAGGTTTCTAAAATCAAATCGAAAAAGGAAAAGGTTGATTTTCTGAGGAAATATCAAACTGATGCTCTTCGCATGATTTGCAAGTCATCCTTTGACCCCAATATTATTTGGGAACTTCCAGACGGCGATGTTCCTTATAATCAAAATGATGCACCAGAGGGGACAGAACATACTCTATTAGCAGGCGAAGCCAGGAAGTTGTATCATTTCATCAAGGGTGGTGATTCTACTATAAACCGAAACAAGCGTGAGATGATGTTTGTCCAGATGCTTGAGGGACTCCATAAGGACGAAGCAGAGTTGCTAATTGCTGCTAAGAATAAGTCTCTGCATCGTAAGTACAAGGGTCTGTCTGATAATGTGGTCAAGGAAGCATTTGATTGGGACGACGATTATAAACGAATCGAACACGCCCAATATCCACAGTCAAAAGGACTCGCAAACGGTTAACTTTTTTTGAGTTTTCTTTAGAATCAATGACTTAGACGCTACGATTTTTGTTGACAAACTCTGATTTTTGGTCTATACTTAGGTATACACTGAGAAAACAGAGAAAGAGATTGATATGAACAACGAAATGAACACCCTGATTGAGAACATCAAAGCAGACTACTTCAACTGGACTACACGGTGTGCTGGTGCCAAGGGTCTAGACGCCCTGACGGAAATCAACGAGAGGATGATTGCTGAGTTCAACGAGGGAATTACCTACAAGGCTGGTTCCAAGTACATCAAGGTTATCAAGGAACGTGGTGGTGTTTGGGGTTTTGTTGTCAATACCGACAACGACAAGAAGTTCAAGAAGGGTGACATTCTGAAAGCCGCCGGTTGGGCTGCTCCTGCTCGGAACTTCCCCCGTGGAAACATTCTTGAAGGTGGTTACACTGTTGGTTGGACGGGAGCTTAATTATGAAGAAGATTGCAACAATCGCTATTGAAACCATGTTTATGTTAACTCTATTTGCGGCAGGGTGGTATGCCCTCGTCGTACTTTAGGGGTTGACAAATCCTATTTCGTATGGTATACTTAGGTATAATCAAGAGAGATTGAGATATGAACTACATTAATGTCATAGGTTCCACGAAGAAGAAACGGGCTCTTGCTGAGAGTGCGGTTACTTTCTGCATCAGTGAGTTGATGCCTCGTATGCGAACCCTTGAGATTGAGATAGTTATCAAAAATCTCAAGAATGAAGGTGTTGCTGGTTGGTGTTACGAAGGTGACGGCAATCGTGACTTCTACATTGACGTTGATAAGAACCTTGACGATGAAGAACTGGTTGAGACTGTGTGCCATGAGATAGTGCATGTGTGGCAGGGTGCCACACGCAAGATGAAAGACCTGCCCTTTGGTCGTAAGATGTACATGGGTAAGGTCTATGATGATACTACTGCATATGATGATGAGCCTTGGGAGATTGAGGCATATGCGATGCAGGGTGATCTGTTGGAAAAATTTAAAGAGGAATATGTGATATGACTAAGATTAAAAATTATATAATGGATATTGAAGATTTCTGTGATGGATACTCTTATGGGGGTATGAATGATTTTACCATTGATGAGGTGGTTGAGGATGTCAGTATGTACTTCAAGAGCAACGATGCAACTAAGTATGCTCGTCAGTATCTCACAGAACAGATGGGTGAAATATGAACGGATTCGAAACGCTGGTCTTAGCGTCACTACTTTCTGGTTCCATGACAGCTTCTACCGCCGTGGAAGATAACAGGTCTAGTGAATGTCTTGCTATGAACATGTATCACGAGGCAAGGAATCAAGGCACCGCTGGTATACTGGCAGTTAGCGCTGTCGTCCTAAATAGAGTTAATGACCATAGGTTCCCTGATACCATCTGTGAGGTGGTAGAACAGGGGCCTACACGGGCATCATGGCAAGACCCTATGGTTCGGTTCCCCATAAAAAATAAATGTCAGTTCAGCTGGTATTGCGATGGTAAGAGTGATGTACCACATAACAAAGTAGATTACCAATATTTTCTTGAACTGTCAACAGCAATTTTATCTTATGAACTACCCTTCCTTGATATTACAGATGGTGCCACCTTCTACCATGCAGACTATGTGATGCCGTCCTGGGCGAAGACAAAAACGAGGACTATTGAAATAGAAGATCATATATTTTATAGATGGGATTAATGAGTCACTTTAGATTTATAGAAAAAAACATTGACGTTAGTAGAATCCTGGCTGATATTAAGGATGAAGATTGGTCCGTAGCAGGAAGTCTAAAGGGTGCTACCGGGGATACGAAACCGTATGGATTCCTACCTCTCACTATGGCAGTAGTAAGGAATGCTAATGATGATCCGAAGAAGACTGAGTTACAACAGAACACTCCCATGTATTATAGCTATCCCGGTATCAGAAAATGGTTGAAGACTTATAAACTTCATCGACATTCACGAGCTGCATTTTTTAGGTTGAGGCCAGGAGAGTCATTGGGGCGACATATTGATGAAGGTGAATATTATCTAACACGGGATAGGTATCATCTATCGTTGCAAGGCACATATCTATACACAGTTGAAGATGAATCTCACCAGATTTATCCTGGCACATTTTTCTGGTTTGACAACAAGAGGGTTCATGAATCATACAATAATGGTGATGTTGACAGATTGACATTTGTATGGGATGTTCCTAAGAGTAGGAAGAATCCATAATGGTAGAAAATGTAGTATCACTAACTGACCTTATTGAGACTCGATTGCGTAAGCAACAGGAGATAGAATATTATCAGGAAACTCTAGAAAAGTTGCAGATAAGGATTGGTGAGTTAGGCCAGGAAGTAAATATCACCACTATAATTATTGATATGATTGAGAACGAAAGGGTCTTGACAATTGATGAAAAAAGAGGTAAGATACTATTATTGGATTCTAAAAAGGAAATCAAATGACATTCGATGAATATCAAGAATTTGCACGATCAACTGCAATCTATCCAGATGAGTGTAAGGTAACATATCCTACGCTTGGTCTATGTGGAGAGGCTGGTGAGGTTGCAGAGAAAGTTAAAAAACATATGAGAGATGGTAAATCTCTTGTTGGTGTTGGACTAGAACTAGGTGATGTATTGTGGTACATCTCAGCACTTGCTGATGACCTTGGTGTGACACTAGAAGAAGTTGCACAAGCAAACGTAGACAAGTTGCGGTCTAGAATGGAACGTAACAAAATTAAAGGAAGTGGAGACAATAGATGAACATATTTTATCTAGACCGTGACCCCAAGATTGCAGCACAGATGCATTGTGATAAGCATTGCATCAAGATGATCCTAGAGAGCGCACAGATGCTCTCTACAGCGCATCGTGTAATTGATGGTGATGATTATGCTAATGAGCGTGGTCTATACAAGATGGCGCACAAGAACCATCCCAGCACCATCTGGGTTCGTTCCAGTGATGAGCATTATAATTGGATGTATAGTCTTATGCTATCACAGATGGAAGAGTATACCTATCGATATGATAAGCACCATGCTACTGAGCGTCTAATTGAACCATTGCGACTATTACCTACATCTATAGAGAATAATGGTTTTGTTGACCCGCCCATGTGTATGCCTGAATATTGCAAGAAAGATGACGTAGTGTCGTCTTATCAAAACTACTACATAGAAGAGAAATCAGACTTTGCTACATGGAAGCGCAGAGCAATGCCGGAGTGGTTTAATGCAGAGAGAGAGTTATTGGGATTACATGGGTAGGCGTTCAAGAGAAGAACGAGCTGAATATACCAAAGATTCCCTTGAGAAAAGAGTAGAAGATTTGGAACGTAAGGTAGCACTGCTTGGTGGTGATCCTCGACAATTGGAGATGGACGTATAATGCCAACATATACATTTTATAATAGTAAGACTAAAAAGCAGTGGGATGATATGATGTCAAATGATGAACGAGTGGAGTTCCTAGAGGACAATCCTCACATCAACCAAGTTCCCGGCGGGTTTGCTTTTGTTGGTGATCATATCATGGGCGTGGGCCCAAAGGTAGATGGTGGGTTCACTGAGAACATGCAACGTATTGCTGCTGCACATCCCGATTCACCTATGACTGCAAGGTTTGGTGGTAGCACACAAACCCATAAGGAAATTAAGACAAGGGACATTATTAGTAAACACGCAAAGAGAGTTGCTCGTGATGGTTTCTCTGCAAATACAAAGAAAACATTATAAGTTAGTAAAAAATACAATGCAATTTATTATAAATAGAATTGATGCAGGCGAGAAATCAAACTTCAGCACCGATGCACAGTGTCGATGGAAGCTGGGAAGTCAATCCGCCGATGCGTCAGAGAGGGGGACGGTAGTCCCTCTCTCATTTTTCAAGTGAGGACATATAATGGCTAGTGCTAAGAAAAATAAAGAAATCAATCATAACAGTCTTGTTGCAGTCAAACCCATCACTGATAATCAGAAGGTGGTGTTCGATACATTTAAGAAGGGTAGAAACCAATTCCTATTTGGTGCTGCTGGTACGGGTAAGACGTTCTGTGCGTTGTATCTTGCATTGCAAGCAGTTATGGATATGAAGACCAAATATGAGAAAGTGGTTCTAGTTCGCTCTCTTATTCCTACACGAGAGATTGGATTTCTACCGGGTGATGAGGAAGACAAGGCTGCACTCTATCAGGTGGTTTATCAGAACATGGTTCAGTTCATGTTTGAGCAACCTAACGAGCAGTCATTCAGTAATCTGTATGACCGACTCAAGGGTCAGGGAACGCTCTATTTCTTATCAACATCTTTTCTAAGAGGGTTGACATTTGATAACGCAATCATTATTGTAGATGAGTGTCAGAATATGAACTTCCATGAGCTAGATACAATCATTACTCGTGTCGGGCAGGATTCAAAGATTATGTTCTGCGGTGACTTTGATCAGACTGATTTACATAGGACAAATGAAAAAAATGGATTACATGACTTCCTTCGTATCCTTGAGGAGATGGATGAGTTTAATTGTACAGAGTTTACGATTGGCGACATCGTTAGGTCAGGGTTCGTGCGAAGCTATCTAATTAACAAAAATAAACTAGGCATAGGAATGGAATAATGAATTTAGAAAAACTCAGAGAACAACTAGAAATCGATGAAGGCGTCAAATATGAGACTTATAACGATCATCTTGGGTTTGCTACTTTTGGCGTGGGCCATTTGGTCCTTGAGTCTGACCCCGAATTCGGTCAAGAAATCGGAACGCCCGTTGATGCCGATAGAGTTGCTGAAGCCTTCGAATCGGATTGCGAAAGCGTCTTGCGAGATTGCAACATCCTTTACGAAGACTTTAATGATCTGCCAGAAGAAGCTCAACAAGTAATTTCCAATATGATGTTTAATATGGGGCGTCCAAGATTGACCAAATTTCGTGGTATGAAGCGTGGGGTGGATTCCCGTGATTGGAATGCCGCAGCAGATGAGATGGTTGATAGCGCTTGGTATCGCCAAGTAACCAATCGAGCAGATAGGCTTGTAACGAGAATGCGAAATATAGCTACCGTATGGGGCAGCTCAACTGTTAATATGGAATAGAGCATTGCTATGGTGATATGTACGGATAAAAAATATGTCTTTGTTAAAGTGTATAAAACTGGAGGAACGTCTATATATCGGGAACTGAAAAAGCATTCCAAGTCCCAGTACCTTCTGGGTACGATGTACGGCAACGGAACAGGTGTTCTACAGGACTATAAGACTGCGGTGAACGCTGCTGAACAGGGACACGATTCTGGTGTTAAAAGAAAACACGATCATGTTAAATCCTCTTGGATCAAAGAAAATGCATTTCCAGAATTAGGTTTGGATTGGGACAAATATTTTAAATTTGGATTTGTAAGAAATCCGTGGGACAGAGAATTATCAAATTATTTTTTTAATAGTGGAAAATTAAAACCCCCAGAAGATATTTCTTTTAAAGAATGGTTAAATATTCGTTTACAAAAAAACGGATTTATTC